CCGTCGAAGCGTTGGAAAACAGCGCCGTCGAAGCGCGGGGAAACAGCTCCGTCGAAGCGTGGGAAAACAGCTCCGTCGAAGCGTGGGAAAACAGCTCCGTCGTAGCGCGGGAAAACAGCTCCGTCGAAGCGTGGGAAAACAGCTCCGTCGTAGCGCGGGGAAACACGCAGATCGTTGATATGCTTCAAGGTGCAAAGATAAAAATATCCGGGAATTCTCGAATTGTATATATGCCGAAAAATATCTATGAATTCATGGATTTTTACGGTATCAAGCATACAAAAACGAAAGCGAAGTTTTTCAAGGCTGTACATAAAGACGGCGATGATTGCTTTGTCAGTGATTACGACAGACGTTTTCACTACGAAATCGGAAAAACCTATAAATCGTTGTGCGATCCAAACACCAACAGAGATTGTTCGAATGGACTTCACATCGCTCATTTGGACTGGGCATTGCGGTTCGGTTCCGATTGGAAGGATATTGCCATTTTGGAAGTTGAAACGAAAATTGAAGACATAGTCCTTCCAAAATTATCGGAAGGAAAAGTCAGAACAAAACAGCTAAAAGTTCTTCGCGAGGTACCGATTGAAGAGTGCGGAGTATTCGGAAGGATTCTTGCAAGAAGAAATGCAAGGGCGAAATAGTAGCTTATGATAAAGGGCAAACTTATAGACTTGCGAGAGGACGGAACGGCGGTGATTGAAGCGACAATGCCGATTGCACAGCTCATCCACCGAAACGTGAAAGAGGTGTATGTTGAGCCGATAGACAGCCGTAAGCTCTCGGACAAGCAGAGGAAAATGTGCTACGCGCTCATTAATGCAATTGCGGAGTGGAGCGGAAGCACGACGGAAGAAATAAAGGAAGCGTTTAAGCTCGATTTTTGGGCGGAGAGGGTCGATACCTTGGCGGATAAGATATTTTCTCTCTCGGACGCGCCGATGAGCCTTGTAGCCGAATTTCAGCGGTTTCTCGTGGGATTTATCATATCGAACGACGTTCCCGTCAAACGCCCCCTTTTAGAGTACGTAGACGATATCGAACACTACACCTATATGTGCGTGATCCATAAGAAATGCGTCGTCTGCGGAAAGCGTTCTGATTTGCACCATATCGACGCGATAGGCATGGGAAGCGACAGAACGCAGGTGCAGCACTTCGGGCGGGAAGTTTTGAGTTTATGCCGGGAACACCACACGGAGATCCATACGATCGGCAAGTCGGAATTTATGAGCCGGTATCACCTCACGGGCGGCGTGATCGCCGACAAAACGATACTTAAAATTTACGGGTTAAAGAAATGAAAGATACGTTTATTTTGTACACAGAATACGCAAAGCATATCGCACTTCTTAACAGGGAGCAGCGCGGCGATTTGCTTACGGCGATCATGAGTTATCAGATGGGAGAGGAACTTCCCGAAATGGACGGCGCGACAGCAATGGCGTTTTCGTTTATCAAGGAGCAGCTCGATCGGGATAACGCCAAGTACGAAGAAACGCTTAAAAAGCGTTCGGATGCAGGGAAACAGGGCGGCAGACCGAAAGCAAACGAAAGCGAAGAAAAGCAAGAGAAAGCAAAAAAAGCAAATGCTTTTTCGGAAAAGCGACCGAAAGCAAACGAAAGCGAAGAAAAGCAAAAAAAGCTGATATATGAACATGAATATGATCATGATATTTATTTAAGTACGGTCGGTCTTAACGCGGGCGCGCGCGAAGGCAAGGATGAAGCGGCGGAAGAAGTTGTGGATTATTTGGAATTTATGCGGGAGCATCCGACGGTTCAGGAAGATATTTCGAACCCGTCGGAAATTGCGAACGTCGATTTCAAGGTTTTATCCGAACGAATTTCCGAAAGTCAGTTTTTGCAGACGCGCTGTTCGCTGTCTTGGCTCATTCGGAACTTTTCGAAAATCGCCTCGGGAGCATATCGGGATTTTGACCGAGGCAAACGGTCGGGTGGAATCGGAGACGCGCAGCTTGACTGTTTGAAGGCGCTTTACGCAGAAGCGAAGCGGGAGGAAGGATATGCAGAAGACGACGGTGATTAAAATCGTTGCAGAAATCAAGGCAAACTATCGATACACCTATAAGGGCGCGACGGATGCAGAAATCAAGTTGATTATCGAGCGCTGGTACGACTGCTTGCACGGATTTTCCGACGCAGAAGTGGAAGAGGCGTTCAAAGCGGCAATTTGTACGCTTACGTTTCCGCCGACGCTTGCAGACATCATGGGCTATATTGAACGCAAGCAACGGTTAAGCGAGCCGAACGACAATGCTTTGTGGCAGGAACTGATGTATGCAATCGGAGAAAGCTCACAGACGCAGTGGACGCACGAAGGGTTCCTTTCCTTGTACGAGATAGGCGGGAAAGCACTTCGGGAAATTTATGACAAGATGAGCGAACCGATGCGAGAATATGTTGACTACGATTCATTCCAATATTTTTGCGGCATGAGCAAGGAAAGCTTGGAGTTCGAGCGTTCGCGATTTTTAAAGCAGATTCCCGAGATCAGGCGTGCTCTTCGAGAACGTGCATTGACGGAAGGGGACTTTGAGAAACTGAGTTCTGCGCATTTGAAGAAGCAGTTGGAAAGTAAGTTGAAACCATTCGATGGAAGTATGGTGGATATTAAAAAAATCACAGGAGAAAGGAAATGAACAAAGTATTTTTAATTGGAAATTTAACACGCGATCCCGAGCTTACGGAAACTAATAGCGTGGTAAAGGTATGTCGATTCAATCTTGCGGTGAACCGTCAGTACACGAACGGCGACGGACTGCATCGACATGAGCTTGCCATGCCCGTCGATATTCGGTCGGAAGAAAGGGCTTGCGGTAAATACGTTGCGCAGAATCGCGCGGGGAATGGATAAGTTTGTTATCAAGAATCCGAATCCGTTCATTATGCAGGTAAATTTCGGGAACCCGCCGCAAGACGTCGACAATCCGCTTTCCACGGTAACGGGAGTAAACAAGCACTATCTTGCAAAGCCGAAACTTTCCCCGTATATTATGAGCAACAACACGAATAACGCTTGTCATTCTACGTACGAGCCTCTTCCGACGGTTACAACAGGGAATCGGAACTTTGTTTGTGAAGGGTATATTTCCAAATATTTCAGCGGAGAAAAACAGACGGGTGCAGATATGCGAGATCCTTGTCCTACGGTAACGGGAATCGACCACAGTGCTTTTGTGGCGGTAAGTCTTTCGTCTCGTTACAGCGACGGAGCGGACGGGCGAGGCGCAAAGGTTGACGATCCCATGCCGACGGTAACGGGGACGAATCACAGTAATCTGCTTGCCGCAAACGTTGTGCATTACTACGGCGGCGCGGACCATGCAAGCAATTTGAACAAACCGCTGCCAACCGTAACTGCGCTTCCCCGGCATTACCTTACGGAATCTCATTTGTGCGTTCTGCGAAACAATATGGATTGTAGGGGAATGGACGAGCCTTTCCCGACCGTAACGGCAAAAGAGCACGAAGCGGTAATTTGCACGTATCTGCAAAAGATTGACAGCAGTCAGAATCTCGGGCATTGGATTGAGATTCGGAACTTGCTGAACAATTACGCAGGGTATACGATTGCAGACGACGAAATTCTGATCCTCGAAATCGACGGGGTGCAGTACTTCATTTCCGATATCGGAATGAGAATGCTCAAAGCGCGGGAGCTGATGTTGGCGCAGGGATTTCCCAAAGATTACTGTATCGACATTGAGAGCAGGACAGGAAAGAAGTACAGCGAGGCGAAGCAGATTGCAAGGCTTGGAAATGCCGTTTGTCCCCCCGTCGCGGAGGCGCTCGTGCGGGCGAATTGTGCGGATATTTCCGCGAGGAACAAGATTATTACTATGGCGCAGCTAGAACAGGCGATAAGTGCAAGCTATCGCAGAACAGCAAGGAAGAGGGTATAATGAAATCAGTTTTAATATCAATTCAACCCTATTGGGTATTCTTAATAATTGCACGCCTTATGGGTTGGAATATTCCGCAAGAGAAAACAGTTGAAGTTCGTAAAGATTACCCGAAAGCAAGTGATTGGGATAAGCGAGTACATATTTATTGCAGTAAAAACAGAAAGTCGTTTAACCGCATACCGAAAGAGTATCAGTCTTTAATGGAGAAGTTTTTAGGTAAGGTGGTGGGCGAGTTTGTGTGCGATAGGATAGATGAATTTCACGAATGGCAACTTACACCGCAAGGAAAGTACCAAGAGTTTGAAGAAACGGATTTAAAAAAGTTTTTATCAGAAAGCTGTTTATCTTGGGAAGAAGTCTATGCTTACCGTAAAAATCTGCCGTATTACAAACCGCTTTACGCTTGGTACATCTCCGACCTTAAAATCTACGACAAGCCGAAAGGGCTGGGAGAGTTTAAGAGACCTTGCGATTACGCGAACGATTGCTGTATTTGCAAACGGGCAATTTATGAACACAGCATACCAAACTGTTTTACAAGCGAACTTATATTTGCAGGTTGCGACAATTCAATTATGCGACCGCCGCAGTCGTGGCAATTTGTTGACGAGTTATGACCTACTGCGCTAACACTCAATGCTCTGATATAACGGCAATTGTACGCTCTACTTTGATTGTCCTTTATTCAAACCTACGAGCGAGAAACCGAAAGCAAATAAATATCACGCACAGAAATGTGTTATAGACGGCATACAGTTCGACAGTAGGCGCGAGGCGAACAGATATGCGGAATTACTTTTGTTGAGCCGTAGTGGCGAAATTACGGGGCTTAAACGGCAAGTAAAGTTTGAACTGATACCTGCACAACGAGAACCCGACAAAACAGGCAAGCGCGGCGGAATGATTAAGGGTAAAACTTTGGAGCAATCTTGCGATTATTATGCGGACTTCGTTTACAAGGACAAGCAGGGCAATACGGTAGTGGAAAATGTCAAAGGTTACAAACAAGGCGGTGCGTATTCCGTCTTTACAATAAAACGGAAACTTATGCTCTACAAATACGGAATAAAAATTAGTTATAGCGTTGGTGCAACAATAGATTTCTATATCGTTCTTGTGATTTTATGGACTACATACCGAGGGTGGACGGAAAAACGATTAAAGAACTTTATTTTACATAGCCAACGGTCAAATATCGTTATTTTCGGAGGGAAACATATGACGCGACAACAGAGAAAGATAATTGAAAACCATTTTTACAACTACGAGAAGGAACGTAGAGAAGCTGCCGAATACATAGCTGACCGTGCGGTTGCGGGAATGGGCGTGGACTATTCCAACGAGCGGGTGAAAAGTTCCCCCGGCAACAGCGTGGAGAAGAAAGTCGTCGAAGCAGTGGACAGGCATATCATTCTGTACAAGTGGTGCCTTGTATTTGAAAAGACGCTCGAACGGTTTAAGTGGACGCGCAAGGACGATATGATGCGCATGAGGTACGTGGAAGGCAATCATGAAGTCTGCATCTGCGACGTGATTGGGATTGAGCGTAGGACCTATTACTATTGGGTAGAGGAAGTTTTGCAAATTGCATTTATGTGGGCGAAAGACTATAATTTACTTTAAAAGTGCAAAAACTTTGCGCGCACGAGCCGAAAATACGTGGTATAATGGTACTATCAAAAATTGACCATACCCAGTCAGCCATTTCTTTTCTCTACAAAACCGCTCCCGCTTCGGCGAGGGCGGTTTTGCGTGGGAGGGAGGTCAAGGAGGTAAATCGTGGCGAGACCGAGCAAGTATGAAACCCACGTTGCGCCGCGATTAGTTGAAATAGAAGATTGGGTCAGGAACGGCGCTACTGATGAAGAAGTTCGAGAAAGATTAGGAATTGCGGAAAGTACTTTTTACGAGTACAAGAAAGAGTTTTCGGAGTTTTCGGAGGTCCTAAAAAAAAGCAAGGATTACGTCGATGCGCAAGTCGAAAATGCTCTTTTGAAGCGCGCACTCGGATATGCTTTCACAGAAATTACAAAAGAAATACGAGACGGAGAACTCGTCCCAACAAAAATAGTGACAAAGCACATGCCTCCCGATACCGCCGCTCTAATCTTTTGGCAGAAGAACCGTCGCCCCGGGCAGTGGAGAGAGAAACCGACACAGCAAGACGATAACGGAAAGGACGATGGGATTGTCATAGAAATTAGGGACTACTCAGATGAAAGTAATAACGATACCTAAACCGTTCCGTCCGTTGCTTGACCCGACCGAACGAAAGATTGTTGAAGTCAGCGGACGATCTGCGGGGAAATCGACGTCCAACGAGAGCGTGGCGGTTTCGTTAGCGCTCCAAAGCAAATACAACAACATTCTCATGATGCGGGCAGAGCAAAGGGATTTGCGAGATATATTCAACTCTACGCTCGCAACGATTCAGTCACTCGACCTCGACGACAGATTCGAGAGCAAAACTTCACCGTTTGAAATTCGCTGCCTGAAAACAGGGGCGATTATTTATTTTCGGGGAATAAACGGAAAGACGGCGGACGACCTCACCGCAACGAAAGGATTCACGCCAAAGTACCGCACGCTTGCAATGGCGATACTCGACGAGGCGAACGAAGTCAAATGCTTCAATCACGTGAGGGCGGCGGAAACGACGGTCAATAAGTTCCTGCTTCCGAACTCGAAGATCATCTACGCATACAACCCGCCCGCGAGCCGTAAGCATTGGGCGAACATTGAGTTCGACCGCATGATTCGGAACGGCGCGACAAAGATTAAAACCTCGTGGCGCGATATCCGCGGGCTTCTCAAAGCTGAAACGATTGCGGAAATCGAGGAGACGAGAATCAACGACCCGAAACACTATGCGTTTTGGTATGAGGGAAAAATCGTCAACTTAGAGGGCGCGGTCATTTGGTCGTTCGACCGAAACAAGCACGTCTTGCCGCTCTCTGAGCTCCAAAGGAAAATCGGAAGCAATATCTTCTATCAGCCCGTCGCAATGTTCTACGGCGTGGATAGCGGCATAACAAGTGACGCAACCGCCGTGAGTGCTTGGGGACTGTATCCGGACGGACTTCTTATCAAGCTCGGAACAATGTACTTTGACATTGCGGAAGCAAGACGAAAGACGGGGATGAAAGGATTTTCACACACAGACCAAGTTCTTTACATGGCGGAATGGTACAACGCATTCCGCAAGAGAATGAGCGATTACGGAATCGTTATCCCGCTTCCCGACAATGAGCGTTGGTGTTTCGACGGTGCGGCGCTCACGCAGGACCTCATGCTCGAATGGGAAAAGACAACGCATTTCAATAGCGTAGCAGTTACGAACAAAGACATAGAAAGAGATAACGCCCGACTTGTAAACAGTTTCAAGTCGGGTTTACTTATGATTCTCGGAACGGAAGAAAACGCCGTTTCCATAGATCAGCTTGAAACGTTCTGCTATGACGAGAACAATGAAATCCCCGAAGGGCAGGCAGACCACACCATAGACGCGGACAAGTACGCGACTTACGAATATTACTACAACTACATTTAGGAGGGATTATGGGTTTTCAGTATCCTCAATATCTGCAAAGCTATCTTGAAAAAAAGGGAACAAGCCCGTTCGAGAATTTTGTAAATACTTCGCAATACTACTCCAACACGAATGCGTACGTGATGACCTATCTGAACCGCGTCGTGCGGCAGTGTATGGCTTACGCTTGCGCGACGCACGACGGGGCGTATAACAGCGGAATTTCGGCGAATATCGGTTACACGGCGATAAAGAGTGCGGCAAAGCTCATAAAGGGCGACAAGGTCCTTTTTTCAGGGACAGACGAAGCGACAGCGTTTTTGTCCGATACGTGGGTTCCGTTCTCGCGTTTCGACTTATTCCTCGAAGAGCTTATCATTTACACATTGCAAGGCGGGACGGCGCTATTTAAGATAAACAAGGATTCGCTCGGTAGGTGTTCACTCTCCGCTTCCCGTGTGGATAGAAACATGTTCACGGCGGCGGATAACGGAGATATAGTCGATGCAACGTTCTTTCTCACGCTTCTTTCGAGTACCGAAGATAACGGCTGTATGCAACAGCTATGGCTTGTCGAGAGGAGATATTACGAGAACGGAATTCCAACCGTCGTATACCACGTTCACACAAAGAGCGGAACTGCGGGGAACGAAACGCTTCCGCTTATTGAAGCAGACGGAATTAAGTTTGAGAATCTTCCCGAGACGGCGCGGGTTGCGGTTGGAAAGCTCGGAATCAAGTTAGACGAACCGACGCCTTTGCCGTTCCGTGACGGCTTGGGCGTGTGGAGCGTACTGAATACGGCGACAAATTCTTGCGTCCCCGGGCTTAAAATGGGCGACCCAGCATTGTACGGAACGCTCGACTTGCTTTGGTCCATTGATACGGTGTTCAGCGGCTCGCTCATAGACGTGCTGAACGGACAGGGCAAGGTATTGGTACCGAAAGCGCTTCTTGGAAGCATTAACAAGCAATTAAATGCAGTTCACGGAAAAATTTCCGGGGAGAATTTGGGAAGCGGAGCCAATCTTCCCGATTCTTCGAGGCTGACGGCAAAATGGGAAGCCGTAGAGGGGAACGAAAACTTCGTTTATGTTTCCGTGCCGCATGATAAGGACTTCATTCCGCAGTCGATTCAGTTCGAGATACGTTCCGCGCAGTACAAAGAGATATGGGAGATGTACTTGAAGCAGTTTGCGGTCGCATTCGGTTACGCACCGACAACTTTGTTTCCGTACATTCAAGACGCTTCGCCCAAAACGGCGCGAGAGGTTACGGCGGAAGAAAATCTGACGCGTGCAAGCGTTCAGTCCGCGCACCGTCTTTTGCTTCCAGAACTCAACCGGGCAATCTACGAAGTCCTGTATCAGAGCGGATTCAAAGGAAACGCCACCTTGCAACTTTCGGACTATATCGGCAACAAGCTCATGCGCGACGAGAATATGCGAAACAACTATTCCGCGGGGCTTGTGCCGCAGGAAACGGCGGTTCAGGTCATCAACGGTCTTTCTTATCGAGAAACGCAAGAGTATCTCCAAAAAATTGACGAGGATAACAAAGCTCGGCAGCCTGCTTATGGCGGCGGGTTGTTTAACGATAAGGACTATTTTAACGGGGGTACGGAATGAATTTAAAAACATACGTTCCCGACCCGTTGAACGAGCAAGCAAGCGTTCTTGTGGACGCACAGACGGACATTAAGACGGCAATCAAACAAGGCGTGCTTTCGGGCGCACCTTTATCCTTGCTCAAAGAACGGGTGCAGAAAATCATTTCCACCGCGTTACAGCGGATTCGTTCTCCAACTCTCAAAGAGGATGCTCGCATATCGCTTATGCGCTTCGCAAACAGCGCGTACGGGCGTTTTAAATCGACGCTCGCCACAATTCCCGTCCCGCTTCTTCCTGCCGTTGTCGTGCTTATGCGGGGCGTTACGGAAAGCGGACAGAAGGTCGGAATTTACTACCCCAAGACGCAAGGAGAACGTGAAGCACTCCGTCAACTGCAATCAATCGCACCGACGGGCGGCGGAGAAAGTACTTCCGCGCCGATAGAGTACGAAACGCGAAAAATGGGGCTTCCGCTCGACGAGTTTCACAAAGTCTATATGAACCGCGTGTCGAATGCTCTCGACGGGCTTGCGCAGGAAAATGCGCTTGATCCGAACGATTTTTCGGGAAGAAATTCCTTACGCAACCTTGCGGAAATGCAGGTGCGGTACGAGCGTCACCAAGAAGAGATTTCGCAGTTCAAAGACAAAGGGACGAAGCTCGTCGTTTGCAGCGTCCACGCGGACTGTTCAGACCGCTGCGCGCAATGGCAAGGGCGCGTTTATTCCCTCGACGGAACGAGCGGGACGACGGCGGACGGCAGGAAGTTTCAGCCGCTTGAAAACGCCACGGACGTTTACTATACGACGAAAGCGGGGCGGACTTACAAGAACGGCTTACTCGGCTTTAATTGCCGTCACAAGCTTGTAGAATACCGTGTCGGCATGGGAATTCCAAGGGTAAGCGCGGCGGAGCAGAAAAAGGAATATGCAATAACCAAGCGTCAGCGCGAAATGGAGCGTTCGGTCGTTACGGCGCGGGAAAACGCGCTCGCAAAAAAAGACGCCGATATCGAAGCATGGCGCAAGTGGCGCAAAATTGCGAAAGAGCGATACGACGAGTACAAAAAATTCAGCATTGACCACGAGCGGGCATATTATCCCGACCGTGTCAAAATCTTATGATCCCGCTTTCGGCGGGGTTTTTTCATGCCAGATAAGGAGGAGGGCGCAACATGAGCCTTTTTGAAAGATTCAAAAAAAATAAAAAACGGGAGGAACAAACAATGACAACTCTTGAACAGGTCCGCAAGGCGTACGAAGACCTTTCGGACGACGACAAGAAGAGTTTCCATCAGTCCATCGCCGACCGCGTGCACGAGAGCATTGCGGCGCAGGAAAGGGCGGACGGAAACGAGGACAGCCAGTCCGCGGAAGCTCGCGAACACGAAGCGCTCGGCGAGGAACACGCGGAAGGCAAAGGCGACGTGGAAGAACTCCACGAGAGCGACGAAACGAAAGAGGAAAAGGAAGAGGACAAGCGGGACGATGACGAACGTTGGTCCGCAGTCCTTTCCCGCCTTGACGCGCTCGAAGATCATTTCAAGGACGAAGGCGACACCGACAAGGAAGCCGCCGAAAAGGCAAAAGAAGTCTACGGACTTCGCGGAGGGGTGTTCGCATCGGACAAAAGGGACGATGACAAAGTCACCCCCAAAGAGGCGATGGAAATCGCAAAAAAATTAAAAGTTTAATCAACAGGAGTATTAAAAAATCATGGATCAGATTCTTTCCAGCGGTCTTTCCGATACCCAGGTGTATCTGCAAAACGCCGCAAATCTCAAAGTACCTTTTAACGTGCTCGCAAAGAGCGGGCAGTTCCCCGCATTCGGCGACGTCATGGTGAACCGTCGCCTTGCGTCCATGTGGCAGATCATCCACTTGGACGAGCGTATCTTCGTTGACGGTCTCGGAATTACTTCGATGAGCGCCGAAAGCGAGGACGCAGCGGGCGTTCGTATTCCCAGCCTTGTGCCTCCGCCCCGTCGTATGCGTACGCTCGGAATCACGCCCTGCGGCAGCGGCGTAGGGAACGGAACGCCGGGGAACAGCGCACCCTTCAACAAAAACCTTCCGAACGGAATGCAGACGAACGCCGTCGACATTTGGTTCAATCAGGTGTACGACGAAGCGGCGCAGATTTCCCGCGATCAGGCGCGCATGATCGGGAATAACCTCGATATTCTCGGCAAGTATACCGCAACGATTCCGCAGGTCACGGCGCAGCTCATGGACGCGGAAATCATGGCAACGCAGATCGGCTCCGCGCTTTCCGTTCTCGGAAACAAGGGCGTATTCTACAATCCCGCAACCGAGACGAACGGCTACATGCAGAACATTATGAACAGCCTCGGAACGGCGCTTGCGAACGTAAACGACTACACGGACGGTATCATTTCCTACCCCGCGGATAAGTCCGTTTACATTCTCCGTTACAGAGCTTTCAACAAGCTCATGACGGTGAATAACGGCGCGATCGTCAACAGCGACATCGGTCAGAAGATTTTACTCAACGGCAAGTTCGACGATTCGGGTTCGCGTTACCTCGGCGGCGCGATTCGCGGTCAGTATGGCGGTATCGTCATCAAAGTCGTTCCCGATATGTATTGGGATTTGGCGGCGGCTCTGCTCAACCTTACGCCCGCGCAGAAGGCGCAGTTCGACAAGATCGACGGGTATATTGCCAACGGTCTCGGCACGTACTTCGGTCGCGCGTCCGTCGTTACCGACGTCGATAAGTCGCCCACGACCTCGATCGGCTATATCGTCCGTAACGATTGGCGTTGGGGTACGGTCGTTACGCGTCGTTCCTCGATTCAGCTGCTCATCTCTTCGGAGAACGGCGGTTCGGACTTCGTCAATCCCGTTTCCAAATTCAAGGGAGTTATCGCTCCGAACGACGTGGAAGCGGTTCTCGAAACCTACAACAACACGGGCGTCGTGGACGGCGACGGTACATTGCAGAGAGTGGGAATCGGCACCTCTACGCTCAACACGGACATCACGCTCACGATTACGGGAACGGGCGATGCGGCAGTCGCAGACGCCACTCTCGTCATTCAGGGAGAAGGCGGTGCGCCTCGCTACTCGTTCGGTAACAACGGCAACGGTACATACGAGTTCACGCTTCCGAGAGGCAGCGCGGCAACGGTGACGATTACCGCACCCGGTTATACGCCCGTTACGCTCAACGTGGCGGAAACGGATACGACACTCGCTACCAAGACGCTCACGCAGGCTCTTACGGCAGCGTCCTAACAGCTTTCACAGGGGTTTGAGCTTATCAAGCCCCTTACCATACAGAAATTTAAAAGAGGAGAATTGTAATGAATAACATTGACGGAACGCCGCTTAGAAATTTCCCGCAACCGTACAACGACGATTACATGAATTTCGACGAGCTTTCGGGGCATTACGTTTTGACAGAAAAGGCAATTATCGAAAGATGCGCCGTCGATATCCGCGCGAGGCTCTCAGCGGGAAAAGCAGTCAATCCCGAAGCCGTGATCAACAAGCTCTGCCGCACGGTGAGCGATATGATTTACGGTTTCATTCATACGTACAGCATTCACACCGAACGGCAGGATTTCGTGATTGCACACAATCCACAAATGCGGGCAGTCGTGCAAAGGGCTATGGAATATCAAATGGATTTCTTCCTTGCGAACGGTGATTTATTCCTTTCGGTTGTAGACAGCGAGCAAGGAAAAGAAATCAACCGCATGAGCCAAGGAATATTGCTCGACAGCGGGATTTGTTACGCGGGGGTGTAATATGGATTGGCTTGTCATTGCAAACCCCAAGCACAAATTCACCGCGTCTGCAAGTTATTATGACGAGCCGATGAACGATGCGTCTATCGGCGCGCAGGAATTCAATTACGAATACGTTGACCCGCTGTCCCACACTTACAGGCGTCTGTTCGGCAATATTCAGACGACGCAGGACAACGGGGAAGTAGCTATCCGAACGAGCGACCAACTCGAATTTAAACAGGGCGGGTTCGTCGTGATACAGGACGGCAGAACGTTCCAAATCATTCAAAAACAGCAGGACTTCCAAGCGGCGAACAAACAGGCGTTTCGCATTTTCGGCGTGCCTGTTTCTGTGGAATACGTTATCCGCATGGTGGAAGTGCCGAATCCGTGGAGGGTGTCGTGACGCGAGATAGAGCGATTAGCATTATCGTTCAAACGGTGGAAGAACTTTGTAAGACCATGTTTGTTCCGAATCCCGCCACGCGAGGGAAAACATCTACGGGAAATTTGGCATTTCACTCAATCGGGTACGATATTCAAGGAGATATTGTGGATATCTTCGTGGACGAAAACATTGCGCCGTACGTACCGTATACAAATGAGCCGTGGACGGCAAAACGGTGGAACAGAAAGAAAAATCCTAACGAGGGGTGGTGGGAACGGTTCTGCGCGGAGTTTGCCCGCAGGCTTGCCGTGAAACTCAAAGGAGATTTGAAAAATGATTAGTTTAGTAGAAATCGCAAAAACTTTCGAAACCGGGCTGAACGAAGCGCTCGGGGAAGACAATATCAAATTCCATATTTGGGCGACGGCGGGCGAGTACGAAAAGCCGTTCCGCGACGGCAATACCGTAACGCAGTACATAATCGGAAATCTCCGCACGACTTCCTCGTCGAACGACGCGAATATGCTCATTATGGGCGTGAACGGGCTGACGCTTGATTTCGCTATTCCCGTAAGGCGTCCGCGTACGCAAGCGGGGGAATCGCCCGAATCGCTCCAAAAGATCGTGCAGGGACAGTACCCGTTTGTGGACGAGGTCATTTCGGTAATCAACTCGTATTTTCAGCTCGCGCGCAGCTTTGTCATGCAGGACGGAGAGGACGAATATTCCGTAGCCATGCAGGCGGGTACGAGTGTTTCGGGGGTTGTGGATATCGCTCCGCAGCTCGGGAACTACGTTTCCGCTTCCGTGTACGTTCAGATTTACTTCATCAAGAACGGCGTTATGTCGGACAAGGTCACGGTCACGCTCGATAATTTCCCGATTCCGTTTCAGAGCGCGCAAATCGGAAGATCTAACGAGATGAACCGCGACGTGTATACGGACACTCTTGTTTCCAAAGTCATGTCGTCGTCTACGGCTTTCTCGATCGACGTGAACTTCCCTGCGAACTCAGAATACCCGTCGGAGGCAATCGTCGATTTTATGCTTGGCGGCGAACCGAATACGGCGCATTTCGTAAGCGCAGAGTGGAACGACACGACTACTCGCCTGTATCTCATGACGTTGGATAACGTGAGCGCAACGGCGCAGGGCGTTGCTATTGTGGGGATTAAAGCCGCGCTTGTCGAGGTGGTAAACAGCTTCGATATCGTCAATATCCCCGAAGGCTTTCAGCGCGGTAAATTCTCGTTTACCAACTCTACGGCGGCGGAACTCACCTTTACCGTGTCGGAGCCTTGCAAACTGTTTATTGCTGGCAATGCAATGGAAGCGGAAGGGACGGTCACGGTCGCTATTTCAGCAAGCGATTATGAGTACGACGAGGAGGGAGAGTATTTCATTTCCTTGATTACAGACAGGGCGGTTACGGTAACGAGCGACTTGCCCTTTCAAACGTTAACGGAGGGGTAATATGGCGGAGGGAAACGGTTATCATATCTATATTCACCTCGGCGAACTTTCGGGCGATAGTTCTATGGCGGGCGAAGGCTCGTCTACCGTAGCCGGGGGAATGGCGTCCGAGAAAGGTGCTTCCGATGTGCAGCGCGCGGCAAAGAAACTCGTGTCGTACGCCACGGCAAAAACCACGGCAATGAATATCGTATCGGGTTACATTAGCCAAGTGGAATTGTCCACGGGTGCAAGCGAGTATCAGCAGCGTTTGCAGGCGAATTTTTCGGTAGCGCAGCAGTTGATAAGCGCGGGCGAAACGATCGTTGCAGGCGCAATGACGGGCGGCATTTGGGGTGCCGTCGCGGGAATGGTGGTTGCGGGAGTTCAGACGGCAATCAGCTTCGGACAACGCGCCGCGCAGATGCAGAAACAGGAAAGTCTTGAAAACGCGACGATCAACATGAGAAATATCCGTGCGGGCGTTGCGGGTAGACGCGGGAAAAATCAGTAGGTGAACTATGGCGATAAAAAATTTTTACGATTTGTATATCGACGGAATCAACCGTACGAGCCGTGCGGTGATGCCACTCAAATGGGGCGACTTTCTCGACGAGCGGCTGGACGAGTGCTATCTCACGCTGCGGCACGTAAGAAAGAGCAACTTCCCGCCCCTGACGCCCGTAGATATCGTATTTCACAACGTATTTTACGACGGCGCATATCAAGTCGGCAAAGGGAAAGATTTTGCGCACGGAAAAGAAAAGCGCTTCCTAATTGCAAACGATTCGGCAAAAGAAAACCCCATCGGGTCGGGCTACTACGACCACGAGCTTTATCTCATCGAGGTAACGAAGTACGGCGAGTGCATCGTGTGCGACACGCAGACGCTTACGAACGACTTGGGACGGAATTACACCGAGAATGCGGCGAAAGTGGAGCCTGTGGAAACGTAAAAAAAGCCGCCCGAAGTTGGCGGCGGCTTTACCGGGTGAGTTATAAGTTTTCTTTTTTATCTGCATTCAGCTCGTCAATCTCGGCTTGCAGCTCCTCGATGCGCTTTTGCTTATCCGCTTGCGTTTTTGCCTCCTTGCGGGCAGTGTGCTCGGCTTTGTTCTGCGCCCACTCTTCCGAAAGGTTCGTCCATGTGGAACGGCGGAAGAGGCGAGGGTTGCAGTAGACGAAGATAAAGACGCAGGAAGCGATTGCAAGGAATCCGACAACCATGTAGATGCTGTAAATTAAAATAGCGTGCTTCACCTCGGAAATCCAAAATTGAATTTCTTCCAAGGTATTCCCAACAGAATCCGGATTTTCAATTTTTCGATTTAGCATCTCAGTATAATGTTTAAGTGCTGGGCATTGAATATTTAGTTGTTTAATAAAAATCACTATGCTCCATATGGAAAGAGAAAGTAGAAATGCGATGCAAATAATAAGAAATATTTTCGTTAATTTTTTCATGATAAAAATTTATCATAAATGGAATTTAAAGTCAAGAGGTTTTTAAAACATTATGGCAAAAAAACAGCCCGTAACTCCCGAGGATTATGTTTCTCCACTTCCCCAAGGGAAAGAATTTGAATTTGTTTCAGCAAATACTATATTCCCGGGATATTCGGTAAGCGCACTCGGAGCAGTTAACACTTATTATCAAGAAGTCACTTTTAATGATGATCCAAATCCACTTTTTAAAAATGAGTATAAGATTCTAGTTAATTCTGGTGCTCTTAATAAACCAATATATATAGGACAAAACATTGGTTTTAAGACAAAACTTGCGGTTGGAACATATAAAGTTTTATATGAATATAAAAATGGTTTGGGTGGAGATAACAAAGTAGTATACACCTTCGTCGTCGTCGAAAACAAGCTCCCGCTTAAAAAGTGGACGATCACGGACGTCATCAACCGTCTGCTCGACACGGCGGAGCCTATCAGAAAGGGCGAGAAGCCGCGTTTCCGTCTTAACGGTATGCGGGCGGACGGGACGATAATCACGCCCGAAAACAAGCAGGCGGGCGAGGAGGTAGGACAGGCTTATCTCTTCGACAAAATTCTTTCTCCGCAGTTCTCGTTCACGAAACAGACGCTTCGGGAGAACATGCAGGAAATCGGTAAGTTTATCCACGGGGAGTTCCGCCTCGACGTGAAAAAGGATGCAGGCGGGTATTATTTTGAAGTGCTTTTTGATATGTACGGCGGGAGAAAGCAGTGGGCTTGCGCTAACTACAAGCCCATGCTCCGCACGACTTCGCACGCGGTGGAGAGCTTTGCTTCCGCGCTCGACAGCCACGCGGAAAACCTTATCAACACGCTCGACAAGTACAGCGGGGTAATCGTGGAGCCGTACACGGACGGAAACAAGTCGGTGCGGTCGGAAAACCTCTACACCCGAATCGAGGACGGCAATATGCTGATTGCCACGCAGTACCCGATTTATGCGGTAGAAAAGCTCGAATGGGTAGACACGGACGGATTGGCGGGAACGGCGGGAAGTTCTTACGATATCACGCCGTACGTATTTGAAAGCTCGGACTATTCTCGTCTGTCATCGTGGGAAGACACATATCCGAGTTCCAAGCTGTATGCCGTTCGTTTTACGCAGGTGCATCCGAATATAGACGGGCTTAACTTCAAGCGTCAGAAGCTAACGGATAATCAGACAGCCAATGGCGATTACTCTATCGTTGCGATTCTGAAAAAGGCAACGAACAACAGTAGGCTAAGTATCGACAGCAAAACAGGCTATCCGAAACTTGCGTTCCGCGTCACCTACACGCCGATATACAATACGCGCGTGAGCCAAACGAAAACGTATTACAAGGAAGTCCCGCGGGCGGCGGACCTTATCTTCAATCAACAGGCGAATATCGTCGAAAGCAGAGCGTACGGCGAGAACTTAAAGGGCGCGATTGCCCGCCTCGGAAACGTGGAAGAAACGCGCACCTATATGCTTACGCGGTATTACTGCATTCCGAAAGTCGGGGAACTCTTTGACAACGATTACTATATCTCCGCCGTGGCGGTGGAAATGTTTCCGACGTACTTCAAATGCACGATAGCGCTTTCCAAAGACTTCAACCGTCTTTCGCAGTATATTGGAATATCGTCCGAAAAGAGGTATTCGGAAATTTCCGAGACGCAGGCAAGCGAGCGAAACGTTCTGTATCGCGAATATGTAGTTATCGGGGACGAGGAAACGGCGGACGCAGACTCGCGCATCGGGGACAGCCTTATGAGCGCGATTGCCGACACTTTCACGCAGGTGGGGGATTATCGCCCGCTGACGAACGTAGCGGCGTGGGGAAGCTCTTACCAAGGAAATAAAACACCTGCGGTCAATCTTCCCGTCGTTTCTTCTGCGTTCGGAAATTCTATTTCGTTCTCGTGGAAGTACGAGGACAACTTCTCGGCGGGAACGATTTCGCAATATCAAGATGCGGGCGACGGCGTTACAGGATATTTTCAGAATAGCTACCAATACACGGACTACTACGGGCGTATCTACTACTACGATTTTGACTTGCAACTCAAAGGGAAACAGACGAACGGATTCTCCTTGCCCATGCTTCCCGAAAGCGAAATCCCGTCGCAGTCGAGCGGGTATTTTTCTACGGTCGGACAGGAGCCTTACGTATTACGCAAGGACAACCGCGAAGCATTGCAGGTGAATGTGCAGATAGATTTCGTCACCAATCAAAAGGAAATGATTATCGGTTCCGCGCTTGCTTCCTATTGCGGTGCGGTGCGCGGGTCTGATTCCTCTTTGAGCGCCAAGTTATACGTTTTCCCCGAGGAACTCGACAAGTTTATCGACCACGTCGAGGGAACGGTCTCCGTCAAGCTGAGCACGCTCCCGAGCGTGGATATTTCGGTTTCGGAAGTGCAGAACGGAAGATTTACCTTGACGGCGCAAAACTTCCCGGCAAGCGGTAAATCGTGGGCGATCGTGACGGAGCAAACGGACCTTCCGCCCGTAATGGTGGAGGACGAAAGGGGAAACAAAATCGAGCAATCGGAAGTCACGGGCGGCGACGTGCTTCTTGCGAAGAATATCGAAGTGTCTGCGGGAACGGATTTCACGCCGATTTATTTTACCCGCAAGCGGGAGATCTTCGATAAAACCGTGTGGAAAGACAAACTTTAAAAGGAGACAGATATGAACGAAAAATTGCAGGAACTGTTTTTCGAGCTTTCGTTAAAGCTCATGAAGAACGAAGAGGCGGAAGCGGAAGCCGTGCAGGGCTATAACGAACAGCTTGCAGTGATCGCAAAGCTTCGCGACGCGTTGGAAGAGGTGAACGACGTGGAAATTTTGCCCTTCCTCGATAAGCTCGAAGCGGCGACGAAGGAAAAGATTTCGGACGAGCTGAATCACGGCGAAAGTTTATACGCCGAGTACGTTGAAATGACGGGGATTCAGCCCGCGACGACTTAAAGGAGGCGGATATGATATTTTTTGCAGCAAACGACGGAACGATTATCAAATCGCTTCCGTCGCCCGTTTATCAGGGGAGCGCGAACAGCAACACCATTTATTTGGTTGCGCCGTTTGCGTCGAATATGAGCGTTACGGTGCGGTTTCAGCTTCCGAACGGGGTGTGGACGACGCCGTATCTGATGAAGAACGGGCTTGTGCCAAATGCCATGACGCCGCAGGGAGCGATTGCAAGCCCCGACGGGGCTATCGTGGATAAGGACACGGGAAAGAAGTACGCCGTGTGGACTTACGCCTTGCCGAGCGAAATTACGGCGTATTACGGAACTGTAACGGTGCAGTTCTTTTTTTACGCCGCGCAGGCGGGCATCGTTACTGCGTCGAGTGCGACGAGCTTTACGGTGGGGCGGGGCGTTCCTCCGATTCTTCCCGACACGCCGACGGAAGATATTTACGAGGAGATTTTAAGTAATCTATCCGCGCTTCAAGAGCAGTTAAACAACGGCGCGTATGCCGCGAGAAGCATTTACGTGTGGAACGATACTTATAAATACGGCGCAAACGAGATTGCATTCTATCCCAAAGTAGGAACGTTCGGCGCGTTCGTAAAGTCGCTCGTAACGGAAAATACCTCGCCGCCGTTTAACGCACTCGGGGAAATCAATCCGAATTGGCAGCTCGTGATAGACTTCAACGAAGTTTACGCCTATCTTCGGTACGGGGTGCAAATCGTAAACGCAACGCTTACCTTTTCACCGTTGGATGCGTCCGTGTCGGTGGAAGGGGAAAATCTGATTATCAACAGGAGTTTATAGCATGGATATCGTAGACAAAATTCAAGTGGGCGGAATCGTGTACTCGATTTCACTCGGAAGCAATTTGACGAGCGAGCAGCAGGCGCAGATTCGGCAGAATATCGGCGTCGCACCCGCCGAAGAAACAGTCAATTTTTCGGTGGAAGGACAGACATTAATCTTAACGAAAGGAGTGAATCGGTAATGGCAAGTATCAATAAAATTACCGTCGGGGACGTGGATTACAATATCAGTATTCCGTCCGGGCTGACGGAAGAAGAACAGGCGCAGATTCGGCAGAATATCGGAGCAGTGGGTCAGGGAGAATCTACCGTCGTGCAGGACGGCACCTATCCCGAAATGATGGTAGGCGAGGCAACGCACGCGCAGACGGCGGACGACGCAACGAACGCAATGAATGACGCGGACGGGAATAACATTCCGAACACCTACGTCAAGATTTCCGATTTCGACCGCCTGATTCTCGAAAACGAATACCCCGTCGGAGGAAAACCGTACATTCAGTTTGAGGGAATGCAGACCCCCGCACAGCGTTGGGCAGGCACTTCTTGGGAAATCGACACGGATTATGCGGGGCGCGTCCTCGTGGGTTCGGGGGCAGGTTATACTCTTGGTGCAACGGGCGGCGAAGCAACGCACACGTTAACGGTCGAGGAAATGCCGTCGCATCATCATCCGTTGAGATACGGTTTTTCCGGGGGTGCGGGAGCAGAATCTGAATTGTGGATAGATTATTCATTAAAGAAATTTACTGGGGGCGATGGCGCGGCGGTTATGAATACCGGCGGCTCTCAATCGCACAACAATATGCCCCCTTATGTAGTAGTCAACATTTGGAAGCGCACGGCGTAAAGGAGTGAAGTATGAAAATCTATAATCAGGAAAAAACACAGGAACTTAATAAAGAAGAGATTGATTTCGAAAAAGGGTATTTGATAAAAGATAAGCTTTTCGTAAAGCACTACGAAGCAGTGAAAGCAAAACCTGCTGTATACGGCGATAAAATCGAAATTCTCCCAAACGGAAGTACGCAAAATTTAAAGCCTCTGATTTCCGAAGCAGTCGAGGCAAAAGAAGCCTACGACGAATACGAGGATATACAAGTATTTGTTCCGTACACGGAAGAGGAACTGAAAAAGCGTGCCGACGAAAAACGACATTCCGAGCTGAAAGCGGAGCTTGAAAAAATCAAAGAGGACATCGAACAGGAAACGTTCGGTATCGTCCGCGACGATTACGCACAAAAGAAGGCGCGGGCGGCGGAAATCGTAAACGAGCTCCGCGTTCTCGAAGGCAAGGAGCCAAGAGAGGTGAAAGAATGAGACTCATATCGTTAAAATCGGGGCGCGTCGGAAGATACGACGATCCGTCTCCGTTCGTCGTGGAAAGCGGCTTGCTCGAATTGCAGATAAATCTCCCCGCAAAAAGCGGGGAGTTCTATTTTGTCGGCGAACTCAACGGCAAAAACGGCGGGGCAAAACTTATTCCTCGTAGCGGCACAATTTCGCTCGATGGTTTGCAGTCGGGCGAGCTTCGCGCCGAAGTCAAGCACTATCTTCGCGGCACGCTTTTAGAAACGTTCAAGGTAGAACCGCTCCTGTTAAAGGCGGTAGACACGACGCTTTCCGCAACTCCTGAGATCGCGCTTCTGACGGGCGAAATTGACGCGGCGCACGAGGAGAATAAAACGCTTGCAAAAGCGCTTGACGGCGCGAATACGCGGCTTGAAGCGACTGAAAAGTCTATTGCAGAACTGTTTGCGTTCGCGTACGCTGTTTACGAAAACAGCCCCTTGCTTAACGGCAGGGGGCTTTCCTTTGAAGGGTTCAAAGAGGCATTGAAAAATCAAAATTTTAAGGAGAAACTATAATGACGAAACAGAAAAGGTTTACCGTTTTAATTGCGCTCGTTAGCGTAATCGTATTGCTATTTTCCTGCGCGTTCTGCATGGGAAATACCGTGCGTACATCCGCAGAGGAAGCGCCGCAGACAGAAGAGGTTACGGACGAAAAGAGTGAGCTTAAGACGCTCGTGGAGGGCTTTCTCGCACAGCTCAAAGCGAAGTACGGGGAAGATTACGAGACGTACTATAACGCCATTCTCGCCGAATGGGGAAGCGTAGAAGCGTACCTGCTTTCCCTCGTGGATGAAAATACGCCAGACGTTACGGCAACCGGGTGGACGAAGTTCGTAAAATGGTTGGGCGAGTACGCCCCGATTTGGGCAAGCATTTTGGCGGCGGGCGCGATCATAATTATTATCGTTTGCGGAAAAAAAGCGCTCGGAAAGGTTGCAAATTGGGCGACGGGAACGGGCGGAAAGTTTAAAACGGTGTTCAACAGTATCAATAAGCTGTACACGGCGCAGAATGCACAGAGCGAGGCGTTGATTAAGTTGCTGGGCGAAAACGAAAAGTTTAAAAACGAACGCGCCGCGCTCCAATCGTCGGTGGAGGAAATTAAAAAGGATGACGACGTATAAAACTTACAAAAAAGAGCGTTATCTTTTCTTTTGGCTTTCGATTGCCGTTTACTTCGTGCCGTATATCGTAACGACTGCGTGCCTGCTTCCGATGATGCGGGCGGCGCAGGGGGTGAAGTGGTGCATCGGACTTGCGGTTATCGCGCTGAATGCGATTCCGTTTTTAACGGGGATTTTCAAAGGCTTCCGCGCCCGCTTCCCGTTCGTCAATCTGTTGGCGTTCGTGTTCGTACTGCTCGCGGGCTTTTTCAGCCTCGAACTCTTTCATAATTACGTCTATACTTTTTTAACGATCGAGGCGGTCGCGCTTGCGGGAAGTGTCGCCGCGTGCGTGCTTTGGCATTTTCATCGGAAGTACAAGCGCAAGGCGCAGACGGTGGGCGATGTGTTAAAGAGCGGGATTTTGGAAAACCAAAGGGACGGCTGATTACCCGATTACATTCTTATAACAGAAGTCGAAGCGAAAACGCGAATAAAGACTATGGGAAAAATTATTCAATGTTGTTTTTCATTAAAGTAAACGAAAAAGCACGGGAAACCGTGCTTTTTTGATATAACAATTCAGGAGGTATTTATGTTAAAAGAAAAGGAAGTATTCACGCCCGACGTGGTTACGAAAAAGGTAAAAGCGGGGCTTTCCAACGGGCGCGGCACGCTGATGCTTGCCATCGTCGGCACGTGCGTTTCGCTGTGCGCGTCGTTCATGTTCTGCCTTGCGTCCATCGGGTTCGACTTCTCCCAGCTCGCGCAGACGACGTTCTGGTCGCGGTGGGCGAGCATGTCTATCTCGACGCTCTGCGTTTACGCGCTCGTCATTTTACATAAGGACGAGGTGAATCGTCTCAACGAATGGTATGTAGAACGACGAAAGATTATTTCCGAGAAAGTCAAAATCGTTGGGGAAGAGTTTGAGGATTATTTGAAAGAGTTCAATTTGAAACGGCGTATTGATTGGCACAAGCGGAAAATAAACGATAAGATTTCCTGTCTGAATCAACGGCTGTTGTGCGCGGAGCTGAAACGGCAAACGACGGGGGTGCAAAAGAGGATCGTGAAGATCAAAAAGAAAATCGGGAAGCTGAAAGAGAGGATCACCGACGAATATATCGAAGCGAATAAGTATACTTTAAAAACCCGTTCACGGGCGATCAGTGCCGCGCAGGTTTTGTCGGACACTAACTGTGGTTACAACGGAGAAGTGAATTTTCGTTCTGCATCGGCGTATTACGGCGGGAAAACGCTTGCCAAAATTTGCCTGTCGCTTGCGATGACCGCGGCGTTTGCGTGCGTCGTCGTGCAGAACTTCGGCATGGGCGTGAATATCGCCTCAATCGTGATGACGGTGCTCACCGTGCTTTCCGTGTTCGTTTCCATCGTTTCCGCAATTCTCGCCGCAAACGGCTGTTATAAGAACGTCTATGTGCCGAACTTGCTTTTCAAGCTCGAAATTTTGCGGAATTTCGAGGCGTGGAAAGAGAAGAATTGAGTTCGGTATCAATAGAGGTATCAATAGAACGCATAAGATAACAAAATTAAACATAACAACGGAATTTTATGTTTTTTCATCGTTCGGTAAAAACAGCAAAAAATAGCCCCAAATCACCGTTTTTTTGGCAATTTCGGGCTATTTTTGGGGTTTGGCGCAGAAGACGAGATTCGAACTCGTGCTGCCGTTTCCAGCACTACTCCCTTAGCAGGGGAGAGTAGTCAAACAATCCAAAACTATATCTTGTATTTTATCAATAAAAAAAGGCTAAATATCACTATATATTGTGGTGTTTAGCCTTTTTCTTTTTTTGTTCGGTATCAATAAGGTATCAATAGTCGGAACGGGAGTTTAATTTTTACCGATTTTGTTGACCGCATCGAGCATGGGTGCAGTGGTTTTATGTATGTAGCGCTGCGTCGTTTCTATCTTGCTATGCCGCATGATCTCCTTAATAACGGTAACGTTGTATTCTATATCGGCAAGCACGGTCGCCGTGGTGTGGCGGCAGGAATAAGGGGGCAAGGCGCGAACCCCGCATCTCTTGATTGCCTTTTCGTAGTGGTTGTAAAAATATCCCTCACCGTGCGGGAAAAGCCTGTCATCGGGCGTAGAACGCGTAAGAACTTCAAGCACGGGTAAAATGACGTCGGCGACGACAATGGGCGTAGAACGGCGCTTTTTCGTTTTTTTACCGCACCCGTAAATCGTTTGCTTCTCCCAGTCGATCATATCGACCTTACAGCTCATCAGCTCCCCGGGCATCATGCCCGTGTAGATCATGAGCAAAATATATCCCGAAAAAATATTCCCGTCGCCGTAGTCTTTCCAAAAGGCGGTGATTTCATCGAAATTGAACGGTATCTGTTCCTGTTCTTCGAGAGATGGCAGGACGATATACTTTGCAAGATTTGTTTGCGTGTATTGTTGGGCGCACGCTCTTTCATATAAGTGGGATAACAAAACTTTCATATCCCGCGCGGGATAGTATGTGCTTGTTTCTTTATTGACGACTTCCTGCAAGTCCTCGATCGTAAGATTTGAAATATCGAAATTCCAAATGTCGGCAAGCCGCTTTTTGGCTATCTGCATTTTCTCTTGCTGACTTGCGGAGAGTTTCAGCATGGCAGACGTGGACCAACCCTCATAGATGCTTTGAAGCGTAGCCTTTTCTTTCTTCCGTTCTTTTTTAAGCGTGGGGATATATGCGAGCGCATCCGTCTTTGTGGGGAACCCGCTTTTCGTCCGTCTGATAGGCTTTGACGGATCGTTGTTCTGATATCCGATAACCGCAACGGCTTTCCAATTCCCCGTCCTTACGCGGATAGCGCAGCCTTGCCCGTTCCCGCGCGTTTTTATTCCGTTGATGTTCATTTTATTTCCTTTTCATCGTTTTCTTGATTGGGATTATTGAGGCTATTTATATGTTCTGCTAATGCAACTCTATCAATGAGTGTTATTCCATTGCTCTTTGCCAGCTTGATTGCTGGACCAGTAAAGTAACTATTGGTTACTACCCAAGCTTTGTAAATACCATAATGGTCCCTGGCTGCGAATATTTCCTGAACTGCGCTAATGGAAACATTTTTGTGGTATCTTTTTGCCTGAACAATTATTTTCTTAGTATCGTTATTTTCGCTTTTTGATAATATTAAATCTACTCCATAATCCCCACTTGTTTTTGTGAGTTTTACACCATAACCCTCTTTTTTAAAAAGAGCTGCCAAATATTCCTCAAAATCAATCCCATTCATTGAATCCAACGATTCTATGTTGGACAATAAAAGAGCGGTTTCTTTTTCTTTTTTCTGTATATGTTTTTTTACAATAAGTGCAATTCCGATAATAAAAAGGGCAGAACCTAATATTATTAAAATAATTCCAAAAGTATAAAGTGATTCGAGATGTGAGCATACTCCAAAAATACCAAAGGATAAAAGCAATATACTAAAAACTATTAAACCACAACCGGGTGATTTTTTAAACAATCTATCCCAATCCCTTTGTCTCATGGCGCGAACCTCTTTTCCTTCAATACTTTTGCCGAACTTCTACCAGTTTCCCAAGTATTCTGATAGGGAGCTCAATGCACTCTTTTTTCGAATAGTACATAGGAGAGTAGGCGGAGTTTGTCGGAATCAGCCACAAACCGTCATTCTCTTTCTTAACCCGTTTTAATGTGACAGTGTTTCCGTTCACGAACACCGCAGCTATTTCGTCATTCTGCACTTCATCTTGTAAACGAATAATTACAACATCGCCGTCCATGATGCGTGGCTCCATGGAGCTTCCTTTTACTTTCAGAGCAATGTATTCTCCATGCGCTGCCATGTCAAGAGAAATTTCCTCTTGGTCGAAAATATCTTCCACGGCTTCAATGGGGATACCCGCTGCAATCTCACCGTATACATTGATCAGCTTTCCCTTTCGTTCTGCGGAGGGGGCTTTTTCTTCTCTACCCAAGAGGTAATCCACCGATACTTCAAAATAGTCGGCAAGTTTATTTAAAGTTTCTCCGTCGGGTTCCGCTACATCTTTCTCCCATTTCCCAACTGCTTGTTGTGAAACAGAAACTAATTCACCCAATGCTGCTTGTGAAATTCCTTTTTTAGTTCTTTCCAACTTGATTCTTTCGCCGATACTCATAATCATCTCCTAAAAACTTGTAGTTGTATTATACAACATGAAGTAGTATTTGTCCAACGAAAAAAAGTTGTAAAAATATCTAAAAAACACTTGACAACAACTTAAAGTTGTGATATTATTCATTTGCAATCAACAACAAAAGGTTGTGGAACAAAAAAGACCCTCGATTGGGCGGGAGGATAAAAATGATAATCAATTTTTACGAGCAGGTCAGACAGGATATTGCAGGGAATAAAAAATGCCACCACACCATGAATGTTGTGGAAGCAAATAAATTTGTTGAAAATTATTCAAAAGAAGAACAAGCAAAATTGGCTTATCACTTCAATCGTTGGGAATGGGACGAAAGCATTCTCGGAGAGTTCATGGGATACGAAATCGCGTGGGAGTATGCAGAAATATTTACCGCCTTTGTATCAAAGTACGACCGCTTCAAATACGAGTGTCTGAAAGTAAAAATCATGACGGAAGAAGCGTTTCGGGAAGAGGTTATTGCCGCGATTTACAACGCGCTTTTGCGTTAATGAACGAAAATGCTGACAAATAAAGCGGCGACGCTTACAATACCCGAAAATATCAACGAGAGAAGACTTAAAATGTTTGCCGTAGAAGATTTTTTTATTGATTGTGTGGAAAGGTCGAGAGTTTTCTCCTCCCGTTCAAGCGCTTTCATGTAATGGAAATAATCTTCCAACGCTTCGATTCCTTCGGGAGTTACATAGGCACAGCCCTTTCCGTCGTGGGAAATGTAATTTTTTGATTCAAGAAAAGCAAATGTTTCCATGTCTAAAATTTTGTCAGTTTGATTGTTCTCGATCATAGATAAAATTTCGGCACTTTTGGAACTTAACATAAGAACACCTCATTCGTTTTTGACGATTATACCAAATATTACCAAATATTACCAAATAAATCAAGGAGGAATAATATGAAAAATGAAACACCGTATAAGCCCATGCTTGAATTGAAGATCATTCGCATTAAGCAGCAGATGACACAAGCAGAGCTTGCTCAAAAAATCGGAGTTTCGCAAAACACGATTTCACTTTATGAAGTCGGTGGAAGATTTCCGAGCAGAAAGAACCTCTGCAAACTTGCCGATGCGCTCGGCTGCGACGTTAAAGACATCATTTAAGGAGAAAGAGAAATGGGAGAAACGTATTACACCCCGAAAGAAGTTGCGGACAAGTTCGGTTTCAAAGTTATCACGGTATGGGACTGGATACGCAAGGGAAAACTTCGGGCTTTGCGACTCGGCGGCAGGCTGTATCGCATAACGGACAATCAAATCGAAGCGTTTAAGAAAAAGTACGGATACGCGGAGGTGCAGTAATGGCAGACGAAACTTTCGTACTTGCAGTAAGCGGCAACGGAATGGCGAGCGCGGGAATCAATGACGGCGACCTTATCAGTTGCAGAAGAACAGACAGCGCAAAAGACGGCGATATCGTATATGCGATGCACGCAAACGGTCGGAAGACGTTATCGCGGTATCGGAAAGTGGGCGGAGTGGTTCGGCTTTATTCTGAAACGAACGACACGAACTTCGCCCCGTACATTCGGGTTCTGCCGAAGCAGATGAAGATACTTGGAATTTTCCAAAAAGTAATCAAGTGGGTTTAAGGAGGGAAAGCCATGAACGGAGAAAGAAAGATACTCGAAATCAAAAGCGAGGACGACCGTTCGACGGTTGCAAAGATACTCGTCGAAAACGGATATACCGTGAGAAAGGCATCAGTTGCGAAGTCGGTAAATTCGTCCTCAAAAAAGACGGTACTGCAATACTGGAAGGAGGAATGAGATGGCTAATATATCCGACGCGCCCTGGATAGGGCATTGTGAAGAAGAATACGAAGAAATTTGTTTTCACTTCTACGACGAGGATAGGGAAAATTACGAAATCGAGCAGGCGGAACGAGAACTAAAAGAAGAACAGGCGGACGATTAGATGACGAACGTAAACAGCAAGCCGACGCAGTGTGATCGTGTGCTGCGTTACATGAAAGACTTCGGTGAGATCGACACGATGACGGCGATCAGAGAGTTGGGTTGTATGCGCCTCGCTTCGAGGATTTCGGAGCTGAAACGGAACGGGCATCCGATCGTTCGGCGCATGGCAAAAGGCAAGAACCGTTACGGCGAAAGCGTGAGTTGGGCGGTATATTCGTTGGCGTAAGAAATAGTCGAAACGGTCGAAAGACCGTCATGCGGGATGGACCGCCCGCATCTGATGATGACAGGTCAAAAGGAGAAAGTGTATGGCAATTTTTGAACCCGCCGAATTGGACTTCGGCAACGAGAAATTCTCGATCCTTATCTACGGCGCACCGGGCGTTGGAAAATCAACGCTTGCCGAATCGGCGCCCAAGCCTCTTTTGATAGACTTGGACAACGGTATCCGCCGTGTTAAGGCACAGCACAGAACGGCAACTTCGCGTGTAAACACTTACGAAGAGTTGCTGTCCGACCTTCAAAGCCCCGCAATGGTGAACTTTGAAACCATCATAATTGATACGGGCGGAGCGTTGATCACGCTGTTGCAGGATTACGTCATGCGGCAAGATCCCGTCAACAGAACGAAGAGCGGAACGATCTCGCAGAAAGGTTTCGGAGCGGTAAAAGCAGAGTTTGTGAGGCTCACGAACTGGCTGAAAACCACGCTCAACAAGAACATCGTTTACGTTTTCCACGCGGTCGAAGAGAAGAACAAAGAGGGAACGGCGGTGCAGCGCCTTATGTGCGAAGGCTCGGCAAAGAATATCGTATGGCAGCCCTGCGATTTCGGATGCTACCTTTACAAGAACGGGAATCAGACGGTTGCGGGATTCTCGCCCACGGACGAATATTTCGCTAAGGGGTGCTACGGCATAAGCGGAGTAAAGGATATTCCTTTCGGCGACAACGTTATCAACAATTTCTTGACGAGATTGTTTGAGGAAGCGAACAAAACGCTTGCGCAGGATAAGGAGTTCTTTGCGGAAGAGCACGAAAAGTACAATGCGGCAATGGAAGAGGGCAAGAAGCTCATCGAAGCAATCAAAACGCCCGAAGACGCAACGAAGTTTGCGACCGAAGTAAAAGAAATCAACCACTGCCTTACTTCCCTTGCTGAGCTTCGTCAAATCTTTAAGGACAAGATCAAAGAACTCGGTTTCGTGTGGGACGGAGAAGCAAGATGCTACAAAGTCGCAGAGGAGGAAAAGCCCGCGGACAAGCCCAACAATGTGCCCGATAAGGCGGAAAAGCCGCAAGCGAAACAGGAGGCTGAGGGACAAGCTGACGAGGCGGAAAAGCCCATCTGCGACGAGAAGAAAACGGAACAGAAGAGAGGTTAGAAGTGAAATATCTGATTACACAGAGTTTGCTTTCTGCATGGATGTATATGTTCAACTGTTCCGAAGATAACAGCGAACAGGCTCGTGAGGATTTCCTCACGAGCTTACGCAGAGAGTCGGGAGATCAATCGACAGAAATGCTCCGCGGAATCTCGTTTGAAGATGCGGTAAATGCGTATTTGAACGGGGACGAGACAGCGCCCGAAGAGCATGCCGAAGTATTTTCTAAGCGCGGTGCAGAGAAAGCAGAAGCGGACTGCGTAAGGAAAGTTGCAGAGATCATGCGGGGCGCGACCTATCAGCTTACCGCATATAAGGACAAACGCATTGCTGGAATTGACTTTTTGCTTATGGCAAAGTGTGACTGGGTTAAGGCGGGCGTGATTTACGACTGTAAGCGCGTGACGAATTACGAGCCTGGGAAGTATTTCGAGAGTGTACAGCATCCGATGTACTTGGAAGTCATTGATACGGCGTATTCATTTAAATACATCGTATGCGACGGAACCGATGTATACACAAGCGATTGCTACACTCGTTACGATATACCGCAGTCAATCGAACAGATTATTTTCCAATTTGTACAGTATTTGAAATCAGAGAATTTGCTCGAAACCTATTTTAAATATTGGAAATCGAAGTATTAAAAAGGAGAAAGGGAATGGATTACAGCAAATTAAAAGAAATCACGGTAAAAACGCAAGAAGAATTGGATTCGATTCCAGACGATTTCAAAGGAAGAATTTACATAGACGGTGGAACGCCGTTTGCGAGAATTTATGTAACTAAAAAATATTACTTCTCCGTCGTAGCGCGGGAAAACAGCTCCGTCGAAGCGCGGGGAAACAGCTCCGTCGAAGCGTGGGAAAACAGCTCCGTCGAAGCGCGGGGAAACAGCTCCGTCGAAGCGTGGGA